GATAGAGGCGAAGTAATTCCCGCTCTTGGGCCGAAAAGGCATTATTTGCCGTTTCTGCGCCTGTTAGAAGGTATTCCATTGATACGCCGAAATAATCCGCCAGTTTCTTTAGCCTCCAAGCCTGCATACTCTCCCCGGCTTTCTTCAGGGAAGCGTTGCCCAGCCCTAAAGCCTTTTCGACCGCGCTGAACGTCGTTCCGTTATCAGCGCACAGTCTCCGCAACCGTTCGATCATAAAAAAATAGCCCCCAGTCTAAAAAAGTGCTTTACAAATTAGACCCGGGGCTATATACTAAGCCTTGGGAGTAGTCCCGAGTCTAAAGCTGATTTGTCTGACAACTAAATCATAGCCCATAGACTAAAAAAGAGCAACCGCTATATCTAGGGCCTGCTCCCTACATCTTGTGAAAGGAGGTTAAAAATGACGCTTTACGACAAAGTGAAGGCGCTTGCAGACGAGAACGGCGCGAGCATTGCCGCCATTGAGATCAAGGCAGGAGTCGCAAACGGCACTATAGCCGGTTGGAAAGCCGGGCGGCCTTATGCGGACACCTTAAAGAAGGTAGCGGACGCGCTGGGGGTGAAAATGGACGATCTGCTCGCGGAGGTGGCTACATGAGCAGAGAAGACCTAACGCGGCGGCTCCTCCTCTCTAACGCGACAGCCGCCGAGCGCAGAACCGGCATCCCGAGAAGCCGGCTGGAGAGGAGAAAGAAGGCCCCCGACAAAATCACGCTTTCCGAGTTTGGCAAGCTGTCGGAGGGGCTGGAGGACGAACTGATTTTGGCAATAGTCAGAAAATGGAGGTGAACAACGTGAACACGCCAATTTATGAACAGGAAACAATTATCAGGTGGTGCAGAGACGAGGAGAGGGCAACCGTCTACACGTCTGATCCGACCATGATGACAAAGTTTGACAAGCTGATCGAAACCTCGGAAGACTGGGCGCCCGAATCGGCGACGAGGTGCAAAGACGGAACGACGGCAAGTAAGACATACACCTGCCCGAAAAAATTTGTGTCATTCCGTTCGAAGGCAATCACTCAGAACCTGACGGACGAAGAGAGGGCGAGAAGGGCCGCCAGATTTCGAAAATAAGCTCATTTTTCCCAGACGCACAAGGAAAAAATGACAGTAACTATGTTTAGACGATGAAATAGTCACGTGGAGGTGAACCAAATGAAAATCATGAGCAACGGCTGGATTCTGAACACAGTAGCAAAACCGGCAAAGGAAGGGAAATATTTGATCTGCACGGACAGCGGCTATATTAGCGACGTGAGTTATTACGAATACGGCTGGAACAAGTCAAGCCCGGACGGCGAGAACGAATTCAAAGACGTTTATGCTTGGATGCCCATTCCCGAACTTCCGGAGGGCCTGAAAAATGATTAAGGCGAAAGGAATCACGTTTGGGGATGGCCTGACCGAAATCAGGCCCCAGAAGGCCATAATCGAGGCTTTCCCGGTGAAGGCGAGGAAATCCCCGAAGAAGGACAAAAAGAGCGTTAAAAGGCCGTACAGCGCCAGAGATATGCTGATCCTCGCGTCCTGCCTTGCGCCTGTCTGTATCGGATGGGCGCTGCTGGTGGTCATGATAAGGCACACAGCGCTTTATCTGGCTTATTGGGCGGTTACGTGGGCATGGTGCGGCTTGGTGCTCTATGCGAACACAAGGCATGGAGAAGGCCGCCGGGCTAAGGACAACCGCAGCGGCCAGAAGGTGAACCACTCACATTATAGCAGGAGGGCGACAGGATGACAAGACAGCGCCCGGAGCCGTACATCGAGGAGATGCGGCACCAGATGGATTTAGAGGACCAGCTGCCGCCCGAAGGCTCGTTCTTTCACATCTGCCGACAATGCGGCGGCGTCATCGAGTGGGACGAGGTAGACAGCGAAGAGAGTGATTACATCGAAACAGAAGAGGGCTATATGCACGCTGAGTGTGCGATCGAATACTTTCGGGAATATGTGATTATGAACAAGAAGAAGGCACACTGGAAAGGAAAGGAAGAGTGAACCATGGCTAAAGTAATTGGAGTTATGGGCGAATCCGGCAGCGGCAAGACAACCGCCATGCGGAACCTGCCGCCGGAGGAGACCGTCTATATTGACTGCGACAAAAAGGGCCTGAACTGGAAGGGCTGGAAAAAGCAGTATCACGACACGAAGGACGAGAACAACGCTATTAACTACCTGCGCTCGGACATCTTCGCGAACGTCAGCAGTTTTCTGGACTACATCAACAGTGATAAGCGTTATGCAGGTATCCGCTATGTCGTGATTGACACCATTAACGGCCTCATGGTCGCCGAGGAGATGAAGATCCTGGCCATGCAGTCCGGAGATAAGCGCTCCGCATGGTCGGATCTGGCACAAAACGGCTGGGCGCTCGTCAATAAGTGCCTCAGCCTCCGGGACGACTTAACGGTAATTATCCTGGCGCATTCCGAGACAATTTCTGACGATAACGGCATCATTAGGACTCGTATCAAGACGAACGGCCGGAAGCTGGAGAAGCTTGTCCTTGAATCGAAAATGACAACGGTCGTTTGGGCGGTCCGGCAGGACGGTAAATACAAATTCATCCTGTCTGCCGATGGGTCAACCTGTAAGGTGCCTCTGGGGGCGTTCGAGGGCGACGAGTGTGATAACGACATCATGATCGTGATTAAAGCGCTGGAGGATTACTAATGAACAAGCGGAGCATGAAAGAGTATCGGATCTGGAAGGCTATGAAGTCGCGCTGTTACGCACCGAGCCAGAACAAGGGCCTTTATAAGCAATTCGGCATCAAAGTATGTGATAGGTGGCTGCATGATTTCGACGCGTTTTTATTCGATATGGGCAGAATGCCGTCTGACGAGTATTCAATTGAACGCATAGACGTAAAAGGCAACTACTGCCCGGAGAACTGCAAATGGATCCCAATGAAAGACCAGCCGAAAAACAGAAGCAATTCGCGCTTCTTCACCCATGACGGAAAAACAATGTGCCTTAAAGACTGGGCCAGATATTACGGAATCAAGTATACAACGCTTTATGGGAGAATCGCCCGTTACAAAATGCCGTTTGAAACGGCGGTTAATATGTGAGGAGAGATAAAGAATGATCAAAAAATTTTCAGACTACGAGCAGACGAAAGGTTACGGCGACTATGAGCGCCTTCCAAAAGGCGGCTATGTTCTGGTGATCAAGGCTGCCCAGCTGATGCAAAACAGCATGGGGGAATATATCAAGGTGTCGGCTGATATCTACGAAGGCGAATATATCCAGTTTTTCACGCGCGAATACAAGGCCCAGCAGTCAGAGGACAAAAAATGGCACTGCAACTATTTGTTGAATGTGCCGAAGGATGACGGAAGCGAACAGGACGGCTGGACAAAGCGGAAGTTCAAGACGTTCACCGAAGCATTGGAAGACAGCAACGAAGGTTATCACTTCGACTGGGACGAGCGTCGTTTTAAGGGCTTACTGATCGGCGGCCTGTTCAACGAACGTGAATACGAGGGGAGAAACGGCGACATCCGCAGGGCCACCAACTGGGGCGGCGTGTGCGCGGTGTCGAAGATCCGAGAGGGCAATTACAAGCTCCCGGCGGACAAGCTCCTGAACAAGGGCTATTCCGCAGCTGCTCCGGCCTCCTCTGACGGCTTCATGAGCATCCCCGACGGCGATGATGAGGAGCTGCCGTTTGCGTGATGGACGTTTTTGACGAAAAAAAAGTGCTCGGAACCTTCGGCGTGATCCGCGACACCAGAGAACAGGCCACGGCGAGGGCAGAGCGACGATACGCATCTATAAACGCTCCGATCGAGAAGGCAAAGCTTGATTATTGCGACTATGCGTATAATTGCACACTCTTGGACGGCAAACGGCTTTACGACACTTCGGCCCCGGTCTTCCCGATCTGCGCGGTTGAGAGGAAGGAATCGCTGGATGAACTGGCGCAGTGTTTCACGCGCGGCAGAAAGCGTTTCCAAGCCGAGTTTGAACGCGCGAAGGCTCACGGATGCAGGATTACCCTGCTGGTTGAGAATTCGTCCTGGGAAAACCTCTACAATGGCAAATACAGGGCAAAGTTTAACCCTGCCGCCTTCGCGGCCTCCGTCCACGCTTGGGCGAACAGGTACGGCATGAACCTTATTTTTTGCAAAGAGGAGACGAGCGGGAAGCTGATCAGGGACATCTTGTATAGGGATTTGAAAGAGAGGCTAGAACGCGGTGCGTTCGGATAA